ACGAAGAGAAAACAAAGGGATAACGTTGAGTATTTGCGCCTGTTGGCGATTATTAAACACGAATTTTAAACGTAAAAACGAAAATATGAAAACAGAAAATGTATCCAGCGAGCCAGTGCCCGCCAATGGCGTAAATACTGTGTTACCACCCGTAATTTATTGTACTTGTAAAAAAGTAGAAAGTTATAGAGATAATGGGTGGAGATTAATGTGTGGAACTTGCGATAAGCCATTCGACAAAAATAGAAGTGATGAAGTTGCTCATAGCATTGCTTCTTATTATGGGTGGTAACAAGTATATATACGCATTTCGCATATAACAACAAAAGCAGAATAAGAGATGAAAAAGGTTATTTGTGATGTCTGTTCATCTGAAATGAAGATGGAAAAAAGACTAAGTAATCATAAGCCACTAAAGGGGCAGGAGTGTAGGAGGAGGAGATTTGTTTGTCAAAATTGTGGTTGGAGGATTACGGTATTTGCTGAAGGAGATGGGGATTTGAGATTAATTCCCGAACGTGGCTTAAATGTAGTTAAGGCTATTGCCAGGAAAGAAAGTGAAAACAGAGAACTCTAAATATAAATAAATGAGCCAGATTACACTATTTGGAAAGTCGGTCGGAATGACCAAAATGGAACTCTTTACAAATAAGGAGTATTATAATTTTTTAGTAGAGAGTGCCGGGCAGCAAGTAATGATTGTAATAACTTCTCTTGGAGATGCTGGGACGGCAGCTCAAAAGGTTTACTACAGTCAGGGTATTATACCGTATATCCGTAGAGGATTCTTGGAACTTGGGGAGGTCTTTAATAATAAGCAGGTAGATGATGAGCTTAAAAGAAGATGCCCTGTAACAAATGAGCTTCAAAAAATAGATGGTCAATGGGTTGATAAAATAATAAGTGAGGATGAGATGACAAAGCCACAGTGGTCAGCTTTTATTGATTGGTGTATTATGTTTGGGGCTACGGAATTATTTGTAACTATCCCCGAGCCTGAAGAGAGATTATAATTTTTTGTATAATATAATTTATTACCTTTAAGGTGTTTTTAAAACCATTATTAACGTATCACAATGAATGGATGTAAGAAAGAACAATTTGAGCTTCAGAAGGTAAAAATTCTGAAAGCTGGTACTGGTGTTGAGATTGATTTCAATGTCAGGCACAATGAAGATGGGGTACAGACTGTTGACCGGTACACTAAAGAAACAACAACCTTCCCCCATCCTGATCTAACGGCTGCTGTTGGCAGATTAAGAAAGTACCTTGCTTTATCGGTAGGTAAAGAAACCATCTTTTCTGATGGTGTTATTGAGTCGTATGAATCTTCCTTTAAAAAGGATGAGATGAAAACATTCTTAAAGGATATTCAGGAGCGTTATAACTCAGAGCTTAATAAAATTACTGTTACAGGTCTGAGTGTATCAGGTCTTGATAATAACAAGGGTGTTATTATAACTGGTACATATCAGTGTAAGAACGGTGCTAAAATTGCAGTAAACTCCCCTCGGATAAGATTTGCATCCGAGATAATGGGGTTTGAAAGTGAGCTTGAAGAGCTTTGTAATATAATCGAATCCGAAGCCTATCTTTATACCTTTGAAGGTAAACAGGCACAGGCAGAAATAATATTCGATGAAAAGAACTAAAGTTTCTACAAGACTTGAATATAATAATCTCCTTTCAGAAGGGGTTGAGCCATTGCTTGACCCCTTTATTGATATGGATATTAAGTTGAGGGTAGAGATTCAGAGTGAACTATTTGGTAGTAACTCTGACCCAAAGGCTAGGGATAAATTTTTCCATTGGGTTTGGGAGCATAAACCTCAACTATGTGAAGAGCATAATTTGCCCCTTGAATTTTATAAGGCTGAATTTATGAGCCACATTTTATCAAGAGGGGCACACATTGAAATGGCCCTTGACCCCCGTAATATTAATATCCTATGCAGCCGGGCACACCGGAAATGGGAAACCGGGGACAGAAGGAGTATGAAAATATATAATCGGAATATGGAGGTAATTGAGATTCTAAAGTCCGATTATTCTCAGTTAAAACCGTATAATAAATTCTAACGGCATGATAATTACACCGGCAAGGATGAAAGGATATAAAGAAGTCCCAAAAGGATTGAAGATATATCTATTCATACCTGTAAGTAATTTGACCCCTGATCTGAGACTAGAAATAGTTCAGACCAATGGTTCAGAGGGGTGGCTATCCTTTACGCCTGATAAGCTTAAAGCTGAAGTGGAGAAAGTAATGAAAGACAGGCGTATTGGTATAGATACCGAGGGGCGTAGTAATTCCGAGAGGCTTCGTGGAGCCATTTATAAATATTGGACATTACTGCCGGGGGTTGAACCTTTCGAAGAATTCTATAGCAAAAAAATGCAGGGATTCATTGATGAGATAAGTAAAAGAGTCAGCGAAATAGAAGTTGATCAAATGGCTGACTATTATGAAACAAAATTTAATAAAGGATGTGATGATTAACAAAGTAACTTTAATTGGAAGAGTGGGCAAAAAGCCCGAACTACACACGACGCAAAGCGGAAAGAGTATAGCAAAATTCACACTCGCAACTTGGGAGAGTTTTAAGGATGACAGAGAAGAAAGCGGGTGGAGGCAAGAGACAGAATGGCATAATATTGTTGTTTGGGGTGATTCTGCAAAGAGTCTGGAAAAGAATGTTGATGCCGGGGATATAGTTTACGTTGAGGGAACAATACACACCAGAAGTTTTGAGACACGTGAAGGTGAAAAAAAATGGATAACTGAGGTTGTGGGATATGCCCGTAAGGTGAGTGATTCGAAAAGAAAGAGTCAGGATGGGAATGCAAGTAAAGAAACACCCCGGGAAAATGGAGGAGCTAAAGAATCCCGGGATGATCTAAGACAAAGACCCTCTGATGATTTACCATATTAATATAGCCATGACGGAAGAAATAAGACCAGAAATATTAAAGATGGCTATCAATAAGTTTGGGAGGGAAGTCCAAATTGATATGATCATTGAGGAATGTATAGAACTCGCTCTTGCTCTTCAGAAACTTAAGAGAGAGAGAGGAAGTTCAGTGGAAAAGTTTGCAGCTGTAATTGATGAGATTGCTGATGTCAGGATTATGATAGAGCAGGCTCAAATACTTTTTCCAGCTGATAAGATAAAGGACCGTATTATCTTTAAAATGGCCCGGCTTGAAAAAAGAATAGTTGAGGGTTTGCCGTAAAGCAAGGACCATAAATGAATATACAGGGTATGCGTAGAATAGATAACCCTGCCCGAATAGCACTAAAAGATATGGCAGAGGATAGGCGTAAACAAAATATTCATGTAATGGATAAAGAATGTAATGTTTGGATTATTACAGGTGAACAGCTATTTACAAAAGAATCTAGAAGGCTAAACGCTGAACTTGGTTTGAGAAGTATAAATAAGTTTGGAGAAAAAATGAAAAGGAGATGAATAAGAAAATTAAACACACATCATTAACTCCATTACCTGATAAAGCTGTAAATTTGTCAGAGGAATTACAGGCGCAAATATCTTTACTTAATGGTATGAACTTAAGGAAGGCAGATATAACCTCTATTGTTTTTCAGGGTAAGATCATAATGAAAACAGTAGAGGAATTATTAACAGCTATTTGCGGAGGTGATGCCTGGCATACCGGGATAGAAAAACCTAAAAGAACAGACAATGAAAGTACAGATGTTATTTGACTGTAAAGCTGGGGATAGGTTTTATAAGGTTGGGGATTCAGGAAAAAGAGTCTTACAGGTAAGACAGATAAATAACTCCTATGGAATGAGAGTCTATTCTGTTGACTTAACCAATGGGAAAGTAGAGCGTAAAAACTATCCTGTTTGTTTTCTCAGAAATGTAAATGACCCTAAAAGTGGGTAAGATATGTAATAGATGAGTTAAGCCCTGAATTTGGTTGAAATAAGCCAAATGCGGGGCTTGCTTATTTAGGATATATAAATACACAACTTATAGGAAAAAATCGCTTAGAATTAAAATTCACAAAAAATAACTATATGAAAATTTCAGAAATTTTATTTAATGAGGACAATCCAAGGCTTATAAGGGACGTAAATTTCAATAAGCTTATGAGAAGTATTTTGAGCTTTCCAAAGATGCTTGAATTGAGACAGATTGTAATAGATGGTAAGGGTATTGTACTTGGTGGGAATATGCGCCTTAAGGTTCTGGTAGTTATTGCTGAGAATGGAAAGGAGTGGATTAAGGAGCAATTAAGGGAGCTTCAGAAGGAAGATAACTTTGCTTATTTCGCACCACTATTCAAGGGAGATATTCCCGATAAGTGGATAAAGAAAGCGGATAATCTCACGACAGAAGAAAGGAGAGCATTCATTATAGAGGACAATGTGTCTTTTGGAGAATGGGATTATGATTTGTTGGTAAAGGATTTTAAGCCCGAAATACTTTTAGATTTCGGTGTAGAGCTTCCTGATTTTATAATAAATCCTCCTGTAGTTACAAGTAAGTCCGGGCTACAACTTTACACAACAAAGATTAAAAGCCCGATATATGAACCTAAAAACGAAAAACCCTCTGAAGGTTCATTGGTAGACTCAGGTAAGTATGAACAGCTTATTGAAGTGATACAGAAAATGGATATGCCTAAGGATGTCAGGGATTTTCTTCTTAAGGCTGCTACACGTCATCTTGTATTTAATTATGAGAAGATAGCGGACTATTATGCACATTCCTCAAAAGAGATTCAACTACTTATGGAGGATTCGGCCCTTGTGATTATTGACTTCAATAAGGCTATAGAGCTTGGGTATGTAAAACTTACTGAGAGATTAAGTGAACAATTCAAAAAAGAGGAAGATGAAAAATAAGGATTTCGCTGTCTTTATCCTTACACATGGGAGAGCAGACCATATAATAACTCTCGACTCTTTAAATAGAGCTGGCTATACCGGTCCTCTTTATATTGTAATTGACAATGAAGATAATCAGAGGGACAGGTATTATGAACTTTACGGGGACCGGGTAGTGATGTTTGATAAAAGAGCTATATCAGATACATTTGATGAGGGGGATAATTTTGAGAACCGTAAGACAATAGTTTATGCCAGGAACGCATGTTTTGACATAGCTGAGAAACTTGGTTATAGGTATTTCATGGAACTGGATGACGATTATGTAAAATTCCAGTACAGGTTTGATGGGGATATGGAATACAATTATAAAGGCATGTTCAATCTTGATGCCGTGCTTGATATTCTGATAGATTATTATAAAAGTATTCCGGCTAAAAGTATCTGTATGGCACAAGGGGGAGATTATATGGGGGGTTCTTACAGTAGTGCTGCACAGCTCCGCATGAAGAGAAAAGCCATGAATACATTTATACTGAGTACTGAAAGGAGATTTCAATTTGTTGGCCGGGTAAATGAGGACGTAAACACTTATGTGAAGAATGGCAGTATCGGTGATTTATTTCTTACTATTCCAAATGTCTCGATAGTACAGGTAACCACACAGACCAACCCCGGGGGAATGACTGACGTATATTTGGATGCGGGAACCTATATTAAATCATTCTATACGGTAATGTATCACCCTTCCTCTGTAGTAATCCGGTTAATGGGGACAGCAGAAAGAAGGTTACACCATTCAATAAGATGGATAAATACCACCCCGAAGATAATTTCCGAAATTCATAAACGATAAGTCATGTATAAACCTACATCAGTGAATATCCTTTCTTTGGTTGAGCTTAATGAGGAGTTCAAAAGAATGTGTGATTAACTCTAAGAAGATAGGAGCAGATAAGATGTTCCTATCTTTTTATGATAAATTGAGAATAAATAGCATAACTTTGTAAACAAAAGATACACCCTAAAAACAAAAAAAGAGATGTATTCACCCGAGGAAAGAGAAAGGTTCGTTGAGTTTTTCAGGAAGGCAGCCACAAATATAAGTGCTGCCTGTAAAGCTTTCCGTATAACCCGTAAGACGTTTTATGAGTGGTATGATAATGACCCTGAGTTTGCGGAACTTATCAATGAAGCCCGGGAGGAGATAAAGGATTTTGGGGAGAGTCAGCTGCTTACACTTATGAAGGGCATCCCGGAACTTGATAGAAATGGGGCGCTGGTAAAGTGGAAAGAAAGACCCGACACAGCTGCTGTTATATTCTTTAATAAAACACGAAATAAAGAGAGGGGATATGTAGAGAGGAGTGAAATAGTACATGATGAGATGGCTCGTATAACTGGAATTGAATATATAGTACCTGATGAAACTGAAGATAACACCGACCAGAAAACAACACCAAGCGTATAGGGCTTTACTAGAAAATGATGAGGTGTTTTTTGGTGGAGCTGCCGGGGGTGGAAAAACATGGTGGCTCTGTGAATCTAGACTAGTAAACTGTTATCGCTATCCGGGTTATAAATCTTTCATAGCAAGGGATGAATTAAAGAGACTAATGATGTCTACCTTTATTACATGGAATAAGGTTTGTAAGCATCATAATATACCACGTGGGGATTGGACTCTTAACGGTAAATATAATTATATACAGTTTTTCAATGGGAGCCGAATTGATCTTATAGAAGCAAAATACTATCCTTCAGACCCATATTATGAGCGGTTTGGTTCCCTAGAGTATTCAGATGGTGCAATTGAAGAGTGTGGAGAGATACATTTTTTAGCGTATGATGTACTCAAGACCAGAATAGGGCGACATAATAATGTTGAGATGGGAATAAGACCAACGATGGCCCTCACTGGAAACCCCAAAAAGAATTGGACATACAGTAATTTTTACTTGCCTCATAAAAACGGGTTACTTATTCCCGGGAAGTCTTTTATAACATCCTATTTTACCGATAATCCATATACAGCTGAGATTTATAGAAAGCAGCTCGAAGGCATTTCAGACAAGAGTACTAAGGAGAGGCTTATGTTTGGTAATTGGGAGTATGAGGATGACCCTACGTGTTTAATAGACTCTATTGATATCAATAACCTTTTCACGAATATTCAGATAGAGAAGGATGAGAAGGACACAAAGTATATAATCGTTGATGCTGCCCGGTATGGTAGTGACAGGGCAATAATTACTGTATGGGAAGGAATGAGATTGATAGACTATACAGTAAAGGATTGGAGTGCTATCACTGATCTTCAGCAGATAGTAAATGCGTATCGGGTCAAGTATGGAGTACAGGCCAGTAATGTTATAGTTGATGAGGATGGTGTAGGGGGTGGCCTTGTTGATAATCTTAACTGTACGGGGTTTATTGCTCAGGCAAAGCCTGTAGACCCTGCATATTATAATCTTAAATCAGAGTGTGGGTATAAGCTGGCTGAGAATATTAAATACATGTTTGTTGCCTGTGATATGTCTGACATTAATAGAGATTCAATTATGCAGGAGCTGGGGATGCTAAAAACCTATAAAAGTGACCAAGATAATAAGCTTAGGATACTCCCAAAGGAAAAGATTAAGGAAGTTATAGGGCATTCACCTGATTGGCTTGATGTATTTATTATGCGTATGAAGCCGGTCGTACAACCAAATATAGCACCGCAAAGATGGAGAGGATAAAACCAATAAGAAAACTGAGGTTGAGGGACTTTATAAAATACCCATCTAGGTATGGGGGTCTTTCTGATGGCCTTACAAAGCTCCCGGTTCCTGAAGTATTAATGATCAGATATATTAAGTACAAAGTACCTCAGACTCTAGAGGAGTTCAGTAAGACAATTACCTATGGTCAAAGGATTCATTTTGCACAACCTGAGAGTTCTGACGTTGGTGTTATATTCAGGTATGTAGGTGGGTATTATTACCCATATTACTCAGGTAAAAAATGGGATGAAAAAAGTGCATTGTATTTTGGTAGAAAACTATTAAATTGCAGGGTGTTAGAACTCTATCCGATAGCTACTCACTTAGTGGCGTTAATGGATGCTCTGATAGCAAGGGAGAGAGAATTATTATTCAGGAAAACAACGGCTGAAGAAATTGCGGCTGGTATTGAAAAGCTCTCCAAGTTTGCTGATCTAAATGCGGTAATCTTCCTGTCGGATTCCTTTAAAGTAAGTATAGATGAAGTTATGCAGTTACCTTATGATGAATGTCTTGTGAGGTTTATGCTACAGAAAGAACAGGCTGCATACGCTGAGAGATACCAGAAAATAATGACAGATAAAAGCAAGGGAGGTAAAAAATGATACGATTAAGCTTAGAGACTTTATTATTGGCTTCCGGTGTAACTGTAGTGATGTATGAATCAGAAGAGTTGTCTAACATCATAGCTGATGAATCAAAGATAAATGATATCGTTGGGCTTATTCAGGAGCCGAAAGTAATTAATTTAGAACCCCGGGGTAATGGAGTAGATGAAAGATATTACCCTACAGTGATTGAGATAATGAAACAATCTTCAGGGGTAGAGGCAGGAGCCTTAAATAATGAACCTGTATATCTTGAAACTTGGGCTATAGTAAGGGCCTTTGTTCAGGCTATTATAAGAGGTGGGGAATATAAGAAGATTGATACTATCCCCGCAACTAAGATAACAGAGAAGAGGTATGATGCTAATCTCATAGGATGGTCATTATCCCTTAATCTCATACCGGTAACTCCCGAAACTATTTGTTAATGGCACTGATAGACATAAAACCAGAATTGGAAAAGTTTGTTGCTGAAATAGCTACAAAGAATACTTATTATGGCACAAAGATTTCTGCCTCTGTTATTGCATTGCTACTTATAGAAATAAGAGATAATGGAGGAGGTGTGCTGGCTCCTTACTGGTTTAGTGTAACACAGAAAGGAAGAGGACCGAGAAGGAGTACAAAAGATACTCAGTTCTGGAAAAGGATATATAAGTGGATGGGTAGGAATAATATGTTCAAATCAGATACTGAGGAAGGGAAAATAAGAGAAGCCAAATCTGTGACGTGGTATATAAATAAATACGGAGATCAACACTTTAGGTCTCAGGTATTTATAGACATATATGAGACTGCAAGGAAGCAGTGTAAAGAAGCTTTGGAAGCTAAGTACAGGCAGGTAATTCATAAAATAACAATAGAAGTGCTATGATGACAATAATAAGTGACCCGTCTTATTCTGATGGATTAAGCCCTGAGAATATAATCAGATGGCTTGCTACAGAGTGTCCCAATATATTCAGAATACAGAGAACTGATTACTTAGTTATTAGTTCAGAAGAAATGGCCTCACCTGCCTGTGTAAGTCTTGACCTGAGTACTGAATATACGGGAAGTATAGGTAATGTAATATCGGTATATAATTCAACCAATGGTGCTATGTATCAGGGAACTGTTACCGGTATAGCATCCCCGGCCACAACCATTGAGACTGATATAGCTTGGGAAACAGGCTTTAATGCCACCTATCTGAATGACAATACAGCTAAAGAGGGTTTTCATTATGAGGGTAAGCTCACGGTAAATGATGTAGTTCAGTCCCTTACTGTAGTTTCATCCCCGGACTCATTTGGTATTGCTGATCTTGATGTTTCTGGAATATTAAGGATAATGGTAAGTACTGTTAAATTGGGGGATTATTCGCAGCTTATTATACCGGAAACAACCAAGAGCGGAAAGTTTACCCTGGCAATTCGTGAATGCTGGTATGGTTCTGATGAGTCATATACAGAAGAGGGTAATACGTGGTATTATGCTGAGTGCATAAGGAGTGTGGAGCAGGGAAGTAATCTGTATGAATATATTTCTACAGATAGCTTTGAGGCTTCATTCTTTAATAGCTTTGAGGCACCCGTATTCTTTGCGGGACTTCCTTTTGATATATCCTTTATACTTCCCGCACTTCCTTTGGCTTCCCCTGAGGAGGAATTGACAATAACCATTAAGAGATACAGTGCAGCAAATATATTACTGAATACTTCAGTTACTCAGGTAGCTGTAGCTGAATTAGAGGGGTTTGTAAACTCACTGAATATTGACCCGGATTCTATAGAGGAGAATGCTGCATATTTAACCGTAGAAATTGAAGTGTGATGAGCCGTATATACAGACAACAGCGGATTCCTATAATAAGGAGAAATACAGGGGTATATATCAGGTGGTGGTATAATGGATGGCATTATTGGCTATTCTACCCCGGGGTTATTAACTATAAAACAGAAGGGGAAAAGTACCGTACTTATGGGACACGTTACAGGAAGTTATCAACAGGTCAGGTTTCCGGTAGTCAGATAGAGGCAATCAGGAGCCTTTTAAATTCTACACAGATCAAGATATATACTGATAGTGGTTGGGGGGAATTCCGTATTGAATCAGGTGAAGTTGTAGTATTAAGAAATGACATTGATGCTTATTCTATGGAGATAACAGGCATAATTGGAAGCCGGGCAATAAGCTCTACGGGGTCAAGTCCGATTATTGAAATTCCTGTTGCTCCTGCTCCTTCTTTCTGTAGTATAGAGATTGGGAACCAATCTTGGGGATGTGCAAATTGGGCAAGTGCATATCCCAGTTCAAAGGTCTATGATGATAATGAAGATTACAGGAGTCTTTATGGGGGCCTCTATACTTATGCAATGGTAATGACTCCCGGTTTTTGTCCTGATGGATGGAAGGTTCCAAGTGTAGCTGAATGGGAAACCCTTATTGAACTTATCGGTGGTTTGAGTCTGGCAGGTAAATTAAAGGAGCTTGGATTAACCTATTGGGATTCTCCAAATACCGATGCGGCAAGTTATATGGACTTCAATGTAAGGGGGAGTGGTTATGCCAGGAAGGTATTTTATGGTTATGATTATGGAGAGATGAATCAATCAGCCTACTTTCTTACCTCTGATGTATATGATAGTTGGAGATTTAAGGCTGTTAAATTTTCCTACGATACAGGTGAGGTATCAATAGTTCCTATGCCTATGGCCGGGCTTTATCCTATAAGATTAAAGAAGGTTGATATTAACTACGATGTTATTATTGGAACACAAACATGGATGAAGTACAATGTTTCTGATAGTATCTCAGGGGCTATGTTACCCAATAATGACGTAGATAATGTGCCTTTATATGGTAGGCTATATAAGCAATCGCAGATTTCTGAAATTGAAACGCTTCACCCGGGGTATCATGTCCCAAGTATGGAGGAGTTTTTAACTCTTATAAATTACGCTGGCGGTCCTGATACCGGTGGAATTAATTTAAAGGAGGCGGGGTACTCACATTGGGAATATTATGACCCCTCTATATATTCCATTGATTTGTATGGTTTCTTTGGATTACCAGCAGGTAAGTATTATGGTGGCCCTATTAATTTTGGGAGATTCGGACATTTTCTATCAACAGATACTGAGGAGTTATACCCAGTACAGGGATTGTCTTTGGAGTACTATACAAACTTTGCTGTACCGGATATATTTTTATCGGCTCTTCCTGATGAAGAATATTTCTCAATACGCTTAATAAAGGATATATGATAAAGCTCATAAGAATACCGATTGTAAGGGGTCACTCAAATGGAATATATTTGAGATGGTATTATAATGGCTGGCACTATTATTACTTTCAAAATAAGAGGGAGGTAGTAATGAGTACGAGTTCTATGGATAAACAAATAACTCAGGTTTATTCCGTTATTTCAAGAATTGAGAGGGCCACGAAAATTACCGCTGAATACAGTTATATGGTAGCTCTTGAAAATATTAGTGAGGGTGATATAGATGGATTTGCCGGGCTTCTTATAGCTGAAAAGGTGGAGCAGTATGACGGTGGAGTGTGGTATGAGGTAGACATAACAAGGGATTCAATCCCTATAATGGTAGAGGGAGCAACCCGATATAGTTTGGAATTTGAGATTACCAGGAAAGAGATGCCTAACACCCCAGCTGTTTATCAGAAAAGAATGAACTTTTATATCTCCGATACTCTCTGTGATGTAGATGATAATGAGATTATTGCAGTTAATAAACAGGTGAGTGATATAGGTGAAATGAAGGATAGAAAAACAGATTTCACAGCTACATTCAGAGTAAGAAAGTCGAGGGTCATGAAGGCTCTTTTTCAGCTTACGGGTGAGGCCGGTGCAAATACTAGTTTCCCATATACAAAGCAGCCTTGTAGATTTATACAGGATGGTATAGAGTTGATTACCAATGGCAGGGTAGTTGTAGAGAAAAGTGATGAGCAGTATTATACTGTTAGTGCCTATTCTGGAAATAAAGATTTTTTCTCTTTAATCGAGGACCTTAAAATCAATGACCTTACTCTATCTACCTGTGATCATACTTGGACTGCTGATGTTCAGGCAGCAAGTAATACGGCTGATCTCGATTATATATATCCCGGGGTAGAACCTAGTGATGATTCTGGAATTATACCGCTTACTGATGATGGGGATAGGGCAGAGGTATACGGTGGTTGGGTATGGCCTTATGTAAGGTTAAAGGCAATATTTGATGAGATACTAAGTAATTCAGGTTACACAGCTGAAGGGGATATTCTTACAAATGAAAAATTCCTATCCTTATATATGCCTATAGCGAACCGGGAAATATCGGCTTTGGATAGGTGGTTGTTTTCTGGTACTGATAATGCTTGGAGAGTTTATACGAGTTATGATTCTGTTTTTACTGAGCAGTTTTTATGGACCAATATAATAGTTGGGAAGGATGATATTGCCTGGCAACTTAATGAGTTGTTAGCAATGGTTTCTGGTAAATTTACTATTGATATTCAGGTATTGGAAAAACTACAGGAAGGATACGAGTGTACCGGTATAGTTATGCAAATACTTTCAGGGAGTACTTATATTGACTTTATTACGGTTAATGACTATGTGGTTATGCAGAACCCTACGGGTGAGCAGGTGGTTTTGAAAAGATTCACTGTTGAGGAGGATTTAGTTTTTGGGCAAAGATTCAGGTTTATGATGCAACTGACTCATACCGGAAGTATTTTAAATCGTAAATGGACAGGGGTAAATTGGGCCATTCAGATAACTAAGATAGATGCACCCAAGGTAACCTATGGGAGTACTTTTAATTCTTCTATTGGTACGTCAATAGCTAATAATCTTCCCGATATCAGTCAGACGGAATTCATAAAGCTTATCTGCAATATGTTTGCGCTTATTCCTGAGGCAGATGCAAGGACAAGAAAAATACTCTTCTGGAATTACCAGCTGCTTTATGATAATATCCCTGTTGCAAGAGATTGGAGTGAATATTTATCTGAGGCTGATGATGATGTAGAATTCAAGTTTGGAAATTATGCCCAAAAGAATTACATGAAATATAAAGCAAGTCAGGATGTATTGGAGAATAATGGAATGGGAGTCTTGGGAGTTCTTGATGAAACCTTAGAGGCTTCCCGGGATGCCTTTACATTGCCCGTCAGTTATTCTGATGAAATAATCGTTTTAACCGATGTTCTTATTAATAGAATAGGATTCAATAAGTACAGTTCAAAGGACGCAGCATACGAGTCAAATACGAAGATAGATGCAAGAATTGTGTATATAAAGGAGGAACCTGGTAAAACTTTTGGATTCAGGACGTTAGTGGGTGGTGGGACCTCTTATGATGCAGTAGACTGTAAAGTATCTACAACCCTAGAAGTTTCCTTTCCTTCCCTGATAAGTAATTATGTAGGATTATCTAGAATGCTTCATCAAACCAACTTAAGGAAAGCAAAATTTAATCTCCCGGCCTATGAGGTAGCGGGATTTAAGCATTATATACCGGTATATCTAAAACAATATAAAGCTTATTTTTATGTTAATAAGATAAGTAATTATGTAGTCGGGAAGCTCTGTACTGTAGAACTTATAAAGTTATAGGTCATGGATGAAGAAAAAAAATACCTGATAAATATCGAGGATAATCTAGATGTTTATGCTGAACGGGCTGCTGAAGCAAAAAAGAGATTGGAAGAGCTTAAGAAGGCCAATGATGATTTGCATAAGAGTGGAAGTGCAACAGCTGCGGAGTTGGAGAAAAGTAATGGTGCATTAAGGGCGGCACAGCAGGAATATAATAATGCAACAAAGAACGTGGTAAATGCCACCAAAGCAAATAAGGCTGCAAAGGATTCTTATGATGAACTTTATCAGAGATGGAAGCTGGCAGAGGTTCAATTAAAACTTATGGGTGATGGTTTTGAAACAGATGAAAAGGGAGTAAGAAAACTATCACAGAAGTTCATTGAACAGAGTAAGGTAGTCGATGATGCAAAAAAGTCTCTTGATGCGTTCGGAAAAGCCACCCATAATAATACTCTTAATGTGGGTAATTACACTGAGTCTGTAGAAGCAGCTTTATCTAAAACCTCAATGATGCCAGGACCGGTTGGGAATGCTGCAAATTCTATAAAGGGATTGGGAACAACTATGAAAGCAGTAATGGCCATACCATTAGTTGCCGTAATATCATTAATAGTCGCCGCTATAACTGGATTAATAAAGATATTTAAGTCAAGTGATTCAGGAGCTACAGAAGTGGCAGCAAGGTGGGAACAGCTAAAGGCCGTTGCTGATGTGTTAAGACAAAGAGTTCTTACCCTTATTGGTGCATTTACAAGTCTTTTTAAGGGTGATTTTAAGGCAGCGGGTGAGGCATTAAGAGATACATTCACGGGGATTAAAGAGCAGATACAGGATGCCACGACAGCAGCATATAAATATACTTATGCACTAGATACTATTCTTGATGCAGAGAATAATTACATATCTAGATCAGCAGATATGCGAAATGCAGTTGCGAGACTTGAGTATACGGCACAGGACAGATCAAGATCAACAAAGGAGAGACGGGCCGCACTTGTTGAGGCAATGGATATTAGAAAGGAAGAGGTAGAAACAGAAAAAGGGTTTTTATCTGAGAGGCTAAATGCTGAAGCTGCATATCTTGCTGAAAAAGCAGGACTACAGGGGGAGGATGTTATAAACTTTATAAAGATGTCGGATGAAGAACAGGCTGTTGCAGATGAATCACTCAGGACTCTTCGTAATAATAATGAAGCTAAGTTCAAAGAGATGGAGCAGTTATATGCCTCATATATGGATGCTGAAACAGAATATTTTAAGAGAAATAAAGAGAATATAAGTAAGTTAAGTGGGTTTGATAAGGAGATAGAAAACGAAAGAAAAACTGTTGCAGATAAGGCAAAAGCTGATCTTAAAGAAAGATTACAGCAGGAAATAACATTAAGGTTATTACAGGCCGGCGAAGATACTGAGAAGATTAAAGAGGCCCTTCGGTATCAGTATGAGGAACTAGCAAAAGATACAGAGTTAAATGAAACACAGAGACAGATTTTAAAAGTTCAGTATGAAGAGGCCATTGCTAAAATAGACAAGGATTATAAGCAAAAACAGCTTGATGCCGATAAGAAATTTTCGGATGAAGTTAAGTCTTGGAAGGAAGCTGATGACCAAGCTCGTAGTGAATATGAGCAGTTAAAATATGAGGGTGATCTTGAATTATTAAACCAAATTCTAGATAGAGAGTTCACGGCTCTAAAAGCTAGTAATGATTGGAAAGAGATGTCATATAATCAACAATTATTAGCAGAGGAGCAATATAATCAGGCAAAAAAACAACTTTCACAGGCCCGGATAGATCAAATGTGGGATGAAAAGCAAGCAGTGTCCGAGGCTCTATCAGCTATAAGTGAAAACATTGGTGCGGAAACAGCTGCCGGGAAGATATTTGCCATTGCAGCAGCATCAATAAATACATGGGTGGCTGCATCTCAGGCCCTTGCTGACCCAACAATTCCCTCTACAATAGCCCGGGTTGCTGCTATGGTTGCTATTATCGGGACCGGATTAATGACAGTAAGAAATATTATGAAGGTTAAAGTTAAGGGTAGTTCAAGCAGTGGGAGTACATCAGGGAGCACGTCAACCTCTATATCTTCCGGGGCAGCACAGACACGTATAACAGCACAGGCAGCAGGTACAACCGTACTGAATAAGAATACTACCCCTGTAACGGCAAATGAGTCTACAGCTGTAAATCAGTTTACTCCTGAGGATTTTGCAAATGCAGCCTCAAATCTTCCCAGGCCAATTGTTACTGTGGAGGATATTAATGCAAAGGTTAAAGAAACAGATAAAGTAAGTGTAAGAGCTACGGTATGATACTTTATAACTACCTTAATACTAATATGAAACGGGTAAAGTACGAATGTAAAATTGGTATTTTACCCTGCTCTATTTTACGGCATTGGGAGGTGTATGGGAGATATGATGCAGCTAAGAAAATGAAAATGAATACAACAGATGCGGTTTATTTTGTAGCTGAGAAGATGAAAATATCAGTAAGTTCAATATATAAGATAATCAGTAAAATGGAAAAAGAAGTATGAAAGTTCTTATTATTAATTTTAACAGGCTCACTCTACCGAGGAGGATGGCAGAATGGTTATCAAAACATGGTTGTGAACCTATTTTTATTGATAACGCCTCTACATATCAACCCCTGAGGGATTATTATGCTACCTGTCCCTTTCAGGTTGTAGAGATGTATCAGAATTATGGTCACACCGTAGTGTGGACTCAGGATATTGTAAATAAACTTGGTATAAAGGATAGATACATAGTTACTGATTCAGACCTTGATCTATCATTTGTACCTAAGGATTTTATTAAAGTTCTGAATAAGGGGCTTGATAAGTACCCTATGTATGATAAATGTGGGCTTTCATTAGAGATTGAGGACCTACCAGACTCTAAAGAGGGTGCATTTATCCGAAATATAGAGGCTAAGTATTGGCAAAATCCTCTTGATAATAAGTATTTTGATGCTCCAATAGATACAACGTTTGCCCTTTATAGAGTAAATAAGTACACATTATCGGGAATAAGGGCCAATAGACCTTATACTGCAAAACATATTCCTTGGTATTATACAGACTTTAACCGACTACCGGAAGATGAAAGAAATTATTTTCTGACTGCAAATGAATCTTCTAGTGGTAAAAATAGAATCTTATCATGAAAGTAGTTGTAGTAATGCCTTATTATGATAGGCAGGAACAGTTGACAAGAACTCTCTTAAGTATAAAGAGCGAGCATAAAAATTTTGAGGTTATTGTTATTGATGATAATAGCCCTTACCTTGTAGTTATACCTGATGTTGATTATCCTGTAACAATGATAAGGTTGACGCAGAAAGAGTGGAGTAATCCCGACCCGGTCTATAATTTGGGTTTGCACAGTGCATTAAGAAAAGGAGCCGATGTGATTATATTGCAGAATCCTGAATGTATACATAAGGGTGATATTATAAAGTATGCTTCGGAGATTAATGATTCTCAGTATTTTACATTCGCCTGTTACTCTGTAAGTAAAGAAACAATGGATAAGGGAGTTTTGGTATATAATAACAGAGGGGCTAATAAAGATGGGGATGACGCATGGTATAATCATTCAGTATATAGACCGGTAGCGTATGAATTCTGTGCAGCCATAACAGCAAAAAATATTATTCACATGAATGGCTATGACGAAAGATTCATGTATGGCTGGGGTTATGCAGATAATTATTTTTTGCACCGGGCTAAATGTCTTGGGCTTAAAGTTAGTATTATAGATGAACCTCATGTAATTCATCAGTGGCATTATTCAGGTCAGGACAATCCAAATAAACAGGAGTTAATAAAGCAAAATAAAGAGCTTTACGAGGACCTTAAGAGAAGTAATCAATTTAGGGCGTTACACATAATAACAACAGATTTATGAGGATATTAATAACGGGTGGCATGGGAACTCTCGGGAGGCCCCTTGCTAAAGAATTAAGATCAAGGGGTCATGAGGTTTGGATATGTGACCTACAGCATCAGCAGATAGATAATTACATCCGGGCCGATGTTACTCAGATAAGGCAACTTGAAAGAGTGATGAGAAAGGGATTTGATTATGTATATCACCTTGCAGCTGAGTTCGGAAGATTAAACGGGGAAGAGTATTTCGAAAACTTGTGGATGACGAATACTATAGGAACTCGTAACATTCTTGAATTACAGGTAAGGTATGGATTCAGATTGATATTTGCCAGTTCATCAGAAGTATATGGGGATGGATTTATTGTACCCCTTACTGAAAAGCTCATAGATGAATTTGCAGTAAGTTTGCCGAATGATTATGCCATATCTAAGTACGTCAATGAATTACAGATAAAGAATTTTGAGGCGAGATACGGTACTGATACAGTTCGTTGCAGGTTCTTCAATGCTTACGGCCCCGGGGAGTTCTATCATCATTACAGGAGTGTTGTGTGTTTATTCTGTTACCGCGCTTTGTTTAATCTTCCTTATCAGGTTTATGAGGGATATCACAGAGTGTTTATGTTTATTGATGATTTTATTCCTACCCTGGCAAATGTATGTGAAAATTTTAAACCCGGAGAAGTTTATAATATCGGAGGTACTGAGTTCAGAAGTGTGCGGGAACTTAACGACATAATTCGTTCATATATTCCTGAAAGTAAATCAATGGTTGAATATCTTCAGGAGGATAAACATAATACCGTAAATAAACTGCCTGATATATCAAAGGCTGTAAATGATTTGGGTCATAACCCAAGGGTATTACTAGAGGAGGGTATACCAATAACTATTAACTGGTTAAAACAAACTTATAAAAAATGATAGCACTTATTACACCCACAGGAGCAAGGCCCAAACAGATTAGTATCTGTTCAAAGCTTATGAAAAAACAGACCTATCTTGGTGAGGTCTTATGGATTATTGTAGATGACTGTAGTCCCGTAACAACTAATTTTATAAATGACTCTTTTCGTCCCGGATGGAAAATAGAGAAGATTTACCCAGTGCCCTCATGGCAACCGGGAATGAATACACAGGGCAGAAATTTAATCGCTGCTCTTGATACACTTATAGATATTTCATCAAAGGAAGAAATAGAGGCTATATTCATCATCGAAGATGATGATTATTACTCTGCTGACTATCTTTCCGAGATGGTAAAAAGAATAAAAGGGTATCAGGTTGCCGGTGAAATGTGTACTATTTACTATAACGTATTTACTCGCAGGTGGGTGGAAAATAAAAATGAAGAGTGGTCGAGTTTGTTTCAGACCTGTTTTACTTGGGATGCTATACCCTTATTTTATTCCTTCAGAATGGAAAAGTATATCGACATCTCCATATTTAAACACGCAAAAAGCAAAAATCTGTTCCGGGCAAATAACCTATCTATAGGTATAAAAGGACAACCGGGAAGGCCGGGTATTGGAGCAGGACATTCTATGGCTATGAATATGGCTCACGACCCAAATGGGGATTATCTTAAAAAGCTTATAGGAACAGATGCAAATTTATACTTATGACAGGGATAGTTGTTACATATAATACAGCTGATATATTTCAACGGTGTTATAATTCGGTAAGGGAGTTTTTGCCAAATCTCCCTTTAATTATTGTTGATGGTTCGGAAAAGGGGACAAGGTGTTATGAATATGTAAAGAGCTTATCAGCGATGGAGTATAATACTGTATATCAGTTAGGGTATAATATAGGGCACGGTAATGGAATGAATTACGGAATACAGAGATGCACGACTCAGTACGCATTAATATTTGATTCTGATATTATCATGCTTAAAAACCCGGTATCAGGAATGCTGGCGTTAATGGAGGAGAATACGTATGGTGTTGGGTATATTCATCAAATAGGGCGTGATGGGTTTGATTATGGGACCTATGAGCATCATTTGAATTATGGGCCCATCTCCTATCTACATCCATATTTTCATTTACTTAATATAAAGCAGTATGTGAGATTTGCGCCATACTGTCATCATGGTGCACCTTCTTATAAGGCAATGATTAGTATTCATGATTTAGGATTATCTGAAAAGATATTAAAACATTACCCTGGCCTTACATTACATAGTTCTGGAAAGGGTATAAATTGGGTAGCCCAAAAACCTGAATATATTCAACATGATTTTGGTGCTACCAGAATGAATAATAAAGTTAAGGGACTTAAAGAAATTCCGGGAGCATGGCAAAAGTAGCAATATTAGGACTCGGAGAGAGCTTGTCATTATATGATAAAGATAGGTTCGACTTATCAATTGGATGCAACGATATTTGGAGCAGGGTAAAAACAGATTATGTGGTTTGTGTTGATGAGCCGACTCGCTTTTCGCCAGAGCGATTGAGAGCGATTCAAACCAGTGAACCTATATCCTTCTATAGCCATTTAAATTCATGGTCTGAGAGAGGAGATTTTATAAAAATAACTCTACAATCATATTACCCGAGTTATATCTGTGACTTAGATGTCCCTGATCTTCCCAAGTCTCTTTGTTCCCCATTTGTGGCCTGTGCTGTAGCTTATAAATTTCATTCTCCCTCAGAGATACATTTATTTGGTGTTGATCTAATTACCCACCCTCATTTATCAAAGAATATAGAAAGAATAAAGCTGCACTTCTTGAATCTTAAGAGGGCATTAAATGGGAAGGGAATTTTATTGATCGTACATGGAAATGGTGCGTTATCTGAACTGTAAAAAAATATAGAGTGAAAATAAATAAATCACAATTAACTTTACGAACGAAATAATAAAAGTATGGCAGTATTAAAAATATATGGAGACATCGGAATAACAGATGAGTTTAGTATGCTATTCGGTGGAGAAGAGTGTATTTCTGCTAAAACAGTCTCAGATTTCCTTGATGAAAATCAGGGAGAAGATGAAATAACTGTTAAGATAAATACTAGAGGTGGAGATGTTCAGGAAGGGTGGGCAATCCATGATCTTTTAAAGAATTCAGGTAAAAAGATAATAACTATCGGAGAGGGTAAGGTTTATTCAATCGGTACAGTTATATTTCTTGCTGGCTCGACCCGAAAGATGTTAAAGAATGCTGACGGGTTAATACACATGCCTTTTATTCCTCCCTATACCCTAGCAGATCAGTATGAATCTGATGACCTTTTAAAGATTGCAGAGGGGTTAAAGCAGGAGGAAAATAAAATACTTGAATTCTATGTTGAACAAACAAAGGGTGATAGGGCAACTTTAGAAAAATACATGAAGGAAGAAACTAAGTTATCAGCTGAGGATATGCTTAAGCTTGGTTTCGCCACTGAGGTTGTTGAACCGGTAGTTGCTTACGCATTTATAAATCCACATAAATTTCAAAAGATGACAGAGAAAGACAAAAATGCCTGGCTTGAAAAGCTTAAGGCACTTATGAACAGTCCTGTCGCCAAAGCTTTGGGGTTTTCCAGACTTGAAGAATCTCTAAATATGGAGATGACTGATAAGTCAGGAAATAAATTCACCATTGAGAAAGAATCAGGTGAACCCGCTGTTGGTGACTCTGCTAGCCCGGATGGAACCTATGAGATGGAGTCAGGTGACACTATCATAGTTTCGGGTGGTAAGATTACAGAAATAACCAAGCCAGCTCCGCCAGCCGATAAAACGGTAGAGGAACTGAGGGCACAGGTTAATACGCTCACCTCTGAACGTGATACACTTCAGGCAAAGGTTACTGAACTTGAAGCTTCTAAAACTGCACTCGATGCTGAAAAAACAAAAGTTCAGAATCTCTTCAAAGAGCTTTCAACTCTTAAGAATCAGTGGAAACCTGACCCACGTGGAAACAAGGGTTCATCAACCGCAGATACCGGAATTAATCTCGACAGGGTTAATGAGGTTCTTGAAATACAGAAGAAATAATTACGATCATGGCAGGAATACTTAACTTAGCCGCACTCACATTCTCTGCTGACCAGCTCAGACAGTTGAATGAATTGGTAGTTAAGGCAGTCTTAGAGGCTCCCGATATTACCAGAATACACCCCTTCGTTACCGGGATAAAAAATGATAAGGAAATTGGTATCATTCCCGGTACTCTCGGACTCTTTGGTAAGGCAGCACAGGGTTGCGACCCCGTAGCTGATACGCTTACCCTTAATGCCTCAAAAAAGCTATGGAGTCCAAAACGCATAGAACTTATTCTTGATCAGTGTTACACTGATATAGAAAGTTCAATGCTCAAAATAGCAAGAAAACTCGGTGTTGAGGTTTCAGACCTTACCAATACTGAATATTTCGCATTCCTTTTGGATATGCTTCAGAAGGATATACCGAAAATGATATTCAGGCATATATGGTTCGGTGACACTGATGCTGCAAACGTAAGTGATTCACCTGCTGGTGTTATTACTGACGGTATTGATGTAAGTTACTTCAACGTAATTACCGGTCTTTGGAAGCAGCTTGCTGTTATATATGCAGCAGATACTGACAGGAAGATTACTATAAGCGCAAATGCTCAGGCAACTCGTGCTTTACAGTTCAGTGCTTTCACAGCTGCTGATGCTCTTGCCGCCCTGAATGCTGTAGTTGATGGTGCAAGTCCGATACTTGCAGCTATGACTAACAGAATTATCCTCGTAACTCGCTCAGTATTCCAGAAAGCATACCGGGCAGTACAGTCAACAGGACAGGCTTTCAAAATTGAGCTTCTTACCAATGGTTATGAACTCGGTTCATGGGATGGAATACCAATGCTATCTATTCCTCTGTGGGACCAGTACATACAAGCTTATTTCAATAATGGAACAAAGCTTGATAACCCTCACCGGATTCTCTATACTACCGCAGACAATATGCCTGTTGGTATGGAAGGTACAAACCTGTTCGACACTCTTGATTCTTCATACGACAAAAGAAGTCGTTATAACAGGATTGAGGCAAGTGACGCATTTGACACTAAGGTACTTAATGACGAACTTGTGGAAGTAGGTATATAGTATGGCAACTTGTGATAAAATAACTGATAGCATACTTTATAACTGCTCTAAGATGGTGGCAGGGATAAAGGACGTTGCATATCTTATTAATATTGATGATATTGATAAAGATAATTGCACATTCGATCCTAATAATCCACTGCTATTGACACAGCTCGTACTTAAGTCAGCTTCACCCGAACTCACCGCATTCAAGATAGAGGGCCATAATTATTCAAATGAACATGATACATCCCTGTCAAAAGGGAAGTATTATGACACATGGGACCAAAATTTCCGTTTCAGAATCTTCGACAATACTCCTGAAGTAAAGTTGTGGATTAAGAATGCAATAGGGAGCAGATTTGTGGTTATACAGGAAAATGTATACAACAATTCTGATGCCTCCCCGGCAGGAACAACCGTTTATGAGGTCCTTGGATGGGATTACGGACTTGAAATAAAGGAGTGTGTGAGGACGGCAGCAGATGAGGAGCTTGCCGGTGGATGGAATTTACTTGCAGGATGTAATGATGTCTACAAGGAAAGTAAACCACCGTTGGCCCTCTTTGTGGGTGGGAGCCTTACCGCTACACGGGCAGCAATAGCAGCATTGATATAAAAAAAAGAGGGTAAATTACTTACCCTCTTTTATCCTTTTAATTATGAACCCGGAAATAGTTAAGGGCTTTGCCAGGGAGTTTATAAATAACCCCGGAGCCAGAACGAACGAAAGAAAACAGGTAATTGCAAAGGTGTATAAATCCCTTACCGGGGAGCCTGTTAATAGTACCTGTTCAACATGTTTAATTGAAGCAATCTTTAAAATCTTATCACTAATGGAAAAGAAACCCTGTTCATACAGATTACAGAAAGGTGCTCTTTTAAGAGTCCTTGGAGATGAAACAAAAACCTGTACTAACGATAATCTCACAGATGAACTCGCTGAGTTTCATTTGAGGGTCAACCCCGGATGTCGTAAATATTTTACAGTGATTTCACCTGACTTTGACCCGGACCCTGTGGCTACAGCTAAGAAGAAAGCAGCTGAAGCAGCAGCAAAAAAAGCTGAGGCTGAAGCTAGGAAAGCAGCAGAGAAGGCAGCAGCTGATGCAAAAAAGACAGCAGCAAAGACAGCAGCAAAGGCAACAGAAAAGAAGCCGGCAGCCTCAAGTGAACCTTCAAAAGAGTAAGGTAGTAAAGCATTAAAGTAATGAGAGTATCAGGCATATCAACGGCTCCTAGGATAGAGCAAAGTAATTATAACATGACCCGTAAAATAAAAAATTACGGGTTTGGCAATGATTACCCTCAAAAAATACTTGACATTAAAGATTCATCGGGTACTGGAATGGTATGCTTTGATATTTATAGCAAGTTTATAGTCGGGAATGGATTTGTAGATGAAACGCTCAATAAGTTAATTATAAACAGCTCTAATGAGAGAGTTATAGGACTGTTGCGTAAATGTGCTAAAGACTTAAGGTGCTTTAATGGTTTTGCATTATTAGTTAAGTATAACGGTCTATTCTTAGCGGATGAGGTATATAATATACCATTTGAACAGTGCCGAATAGAGATAGATAAGGATAAGAACTATACAGGAAGAATTGCCGTTCATCCTGATTGGACCGGTATAACTGGCAGAAAATTCAAGACTTCTGATATAAGGTACATAAACACCTTCAACCCTACCACAGTAAGGAAGGAGATGGAGGCAGTTGGAGGCCCAAATTTCTACTTGGGGCAGGTTTTGTATATTACATCTTCGGGTGATTTAGAATATCCTACCTGCCCCTTTGATTCTGTGGTTACAGATATGCTCACTGAGGAGTCTGTGTCAACCGTTAAGTACAGGAATGCAAGGCATAATTTTCTACCATCTGGAATGTTGTTGAGAAAAGGAATAAAACCAAGAACCCTTCCTGATGGCACTATTGATGAAAAAGACCCATATAATAGAGAACAGGATGCAAGTGCTGAAGAAATTAAGAGGATGCAGGGAGATAATAATGCCTGTAAAATATGGGTGGTTGATGTAAATAAGGATGAAGAAAAGCCGGAATTTGTAAAGTTTGATGGAGCGAATTATGATAAACAGTTTGAATTGACCGAACAAACCGTTCAGGAAAACATAGGTAGAATGAATATGGTTCCTCCTATCTTAAGGGGTGTTGATATAGGTGCTGGTTTTGGTGCTGAATTGATGAAAAATGCTTATGACTTCATGAATTCAGTTACAAACACTGAGCGTAATTTTTTGGAGGAAGTATTTAGTGTTTTTATGGGTGTAATTAATCCGGGGTTTGAAGATTTCTCAATAAGTCCATTAAGATATATAACTACTAACAGCAAGGATGATATTGATGTAGATTCCCTAGTCAATATAATTACTAACACTACATTAAAATCAGAACAGAAAATAAAGTTATTAACTAAGCTCTTTAATTATTCAAGAGAAGAGGCACAAGAACTTATTAATGATGGCATCACTGGTAACACAAACGGACTTGTCTAAATACAGATCAATAGCTGAATCTGTAAAGAATAATTCATTATGGGAGCAATCTGTTTTGGAGGCTCAATTATTGGATATAAAAATATGGTTGGGTGATGAGTTACTTAATGAACTTGATGAACAAATATCTGCCTCTCCTTCAGAACTTACAGATGATAATAATCTTCTATTGAATGGGGGTAAGTATATTTATCAAACCCGTACATATTTATTTCAGGGACTTAAGGCTGTAATAATATATTATGCTTTTTCTAGGTTCATATCACGTTCATCATATAACTTTACTCAGGCAGGAGTAACGATTAAAGATACTGACTTTAGTACTCCTGCAACTGATAAAGCAATACAGAGATTATCAACAGAGGCGATGCTTACAGCAAGCTCCTTAAAGGATGAAGTAATACTTTATCTGAGAAGGAATTCAACTAAATATCCGTTATTCCGTTGTAATAACGATAACGGTAGACCGAGAACTTTTTATGTAATAGGGGACTAAATTATAATGCCATGATAAATTTTTCAAATATCGTTCGGGAGGTGAAAATAGATGTATCGGCCAGTGATTTTGAAGATGCCGGGGGCTTTTTCATAAGGGCTGAAACAGCTGGAAACATAAAGTATGTACCTTTTGGTAATACTGATGATGAGGTCATAACAAGACCTATAGGTGTTTCGTATGATTTCTCTAATCAGGTACTGTGCAGAAAGGTAATTTCTTCCGGTACTACAGCATCGGATATTTATATTGGAAAAGGGATGTAGAATGGGTATTAGATTAGTCATAGGGTCAATTACTGTGGGGTCTTTATCTCAGACGTCTGAGGAGGTTATTACACAATATGAAGAATACACTGATGGTGTAAATACTGTACGTCAGGGGGTAAGAGATGGGGCCTTTGTGCAAGATATAGCCCTTACTGAAACAGGATTTTCAGGGGAAGAGGGTATTGATTGGGAAAATGTAAGATCATTTATGTGATGCAGTATAGAATATTTACAGACGGAATTACCGTAGGGAGGTGCGGAGTCCGTAACGGAAGTATGGTTTATGACCTGGCACTCACAGAAACCGGATTCGACGGTGAGGAGGGTGTAGATTGGGAATGTGTTTACAGTATAAATTAAATAATATGAAAAAACTAACAATTTTATTGGTGCTGATTTTAATATCAGTTACATCTTTTGGTCAGGCATGGACTCCAAAAGGGCTAAAAGTAAGAAACTCAGAAGGTACTATCGTGACTGTAACTGGTCCTGAGATAAGTAGCCTTAAGGATGTTACGGGTAATCTTGAAGAGCGTCTTGCTGATACTCTTTATATTTATGACTATGTGGCTCCGAAGCATTATGAATATAATGACCAGACCGGCACAACCTACACAGCTGTTTTGTCAGATGATGGTAAGATTATAGTAATGACAAACGGTAGTGCAAATACCTTTACTGTTCCACCTGAGTCCGAGGTGTCTTTTCCTGATGGAACAATTTTGCATATAATACAGGGAGGTGCTGGACAAACAACTATTGTGGCTGGCTCCGGTGTAACTCTTAATGGAGATTTAAGTATATCAGCTCAATATGGATGGGCCGAAATAGTTAAACATTCGGGGGACGTTTGGTATGTAACAGGAAGGACAGAATGATGAAAAGGGCATTAATTATATTACTGTCCGTTTTTCTTTACACAGGAATTAACGGGCAAATACTCCCCGGGGTAATTTCATCATCTAAGCTGGGAGAGACGGGATTTTGTACCGAATACCAAGCGGTATATAATGCAATGACAACAAAACCAACTGCTAGTGTTGCTACTCGACAGAATACCTTGGTGCTAAATCTTATTGCTGCCGGTATTTGGGCCAAGGCAGATGCTATTTATGTATTTGCCGTAGAGACGAATGATAACGGGGAGGCCCTTATAAACTGGAAAAATCCGGGAACACTTAATGCAACAATATCAGGGTCTGTAACACATACATCATTAGAGGGAGTTGATGGGGGTGCATCAGGTACTATTATTGCATTTAATCCCTATTCTGTAACTGGGAATTATACACAAAATAGCGCAGCCATATCAATGTATTTCAGGGAGGATTTGTCGGAGGATAGGCAAGTTTGCGGGATTTATTCCGGTGGAGCATATATGGAAATAATACCTTGGTCTACATCAAATACAATGGTTTCTTACTTTAATGCCGGCACAAGCAATAATACGGCCGTAAGTTCATCTTTAGGCTTAATTACTGTTAGCCGTACAAGTTCAACGGCTGTGGAGTTTTATAGTCAAGGAACTTCTTTGGCAGAGTTCTCAAAAACAAGTAGTACACTTTTAAACGCTAATATTATCTTACTTGGTAGGACAACCACCAGTTCAACAAAAAGTAATAACCAGTTATCATACACATCAATATGTTCTGGCCTAACAGATGCTGAAGTTGCGGCAGAGAATGCAGCTGTTGAAACATATATGGATGGTAATGGAAAGGGGGTAGAAGGATGAAAAAGATATTTTGTTTTATTATAGCTCTTATCTCACTACCTGTATTTGCAACGAATTTTTATGTGAGCAATACAGGTGATGATGAAGCACTTGGGACTAGTGCAGAAACAGCCTGGCAAACTTTATCAAAGGTGAATAATTCCACTTTCTCAGGTGGAGATACTATTTTTTTACAGAGAGGTGGGGTATGGAGAGAACAATTAACAATTCCCTCTTCTGGTTCAGAAGGAAGTTATATTGTGATTTCTTGTTATGGAGAGGGTGAGAAACCGTTAATATTGGGCAGTAATATATCAAGTGGATGGGAAGATCAGGGAGGGAATATTTGGAAGTCTACAACAACATTTACGGTGAATCCTTGGATATCTAGTACATATTACTCTGAGATATTTTATTATAGTTCTGAGGGAGATATAACGTGGCCCACACATGTAGCAAATACTGGGTTACTTACAGCTGAATATCAGTGGACTTGGTTATCTGATTACATATATATATACTCACCCACTAACCCGGGAACTAGATATTCAAAAATAGAGGTTCCACAAAGGAATTATGGTATTTATTTGCCTGATCGTCAATATATAGCTATAGAAAATATTGATGTCCGTCATGCAAAAAATATTAATATTTATGATAATGACCCGGCAGCCTCTTTGTCGGGATTCTCATTAATAGGGTGTGAATTAAGCTATTTAGGTTCCCGTGATCAGGCAACAGGATATAATTTGGCGGTTTGCAGAAATGAATACCTAGTTCAGAACTGCCTTATACATAATGGTGGTCGCCGACAGTTATCATTTCATGTTTATGATGCAGATGGCCTAACATTCTCGGGAATAACCATTGAGGGCAGTACTTTTCATGACGGATATCACGGGAGTGGTATCGGAATTGCAATGGACGGTTCCCGGAATAATAACCATTTCCAGAATATTATTATCAGGGGTAATCAATTTTATGATAGCCCGACACGTGATGCGGATTCAGATGGATGGGACCAAAGTGCATTTTGCTCTCTCAGAGCTCAAGAAACAGGCTCCTCTATAGATAATGCACAGGTTTATAATAATACATTTAAATATTGTACCTCCTATGCTTTAAATTTAGATGGTTGTAATGGGGTTAATGTTTACCATAATACTTTTTATAATTTTAATCTGAATACAACCGGTTTATATATGTATCATATTTTAATTGCCACTGAAGGGGTTAATACTGATATTGACATAAAAAATAATATCTTTTATGGGACTCAGACGTATTCGGTGACGGGAAAAACAAAGAGTATAACCATTGATGCAAGTCAAAATACTTCTGAAATTTCCATGAATTACAATTTGTTTTACGAACTTGATACCTATATGACTATGGTACAGGTAGGAAGTACCAATTATCGTACTACAAATTGGAGTTCTTTAAATTCAACATACGGTTGGCAAGCAAATGAACCCGGTAATTTAGACCCTTTATTTGTTGATGCCCCGGATGATATAAGTCTCTCGGAGAATTCCCCAGCAATAGCTGGTGGGGTATCTGATGGGATAACAATAGATATACTTGGAAACCTATACAATGAAACCCCGTCCTTAGGAGCTTATGAGTATAATTCATCTCCCCCTGTAGCGGATTTACCAAGTGTTATTTCTGATTCTATTGTTATAGATAATCCTTCAAATATTGTTTTACATGGTAATGTGACGGGAGATGGAGGGGCAACAGTTACAGAAAGGGGCTTTTGTTGGGCTACCACCACGAATCCGACAAAGGAGGATAATTACAATATAAGCGGAACAGGGACGGGGACGTATACAGTTGTTATTAAGTTAAGACCCGGAATATATCACGGTAGGTCTTATGCCGTTAACTCTGCCGGGACAGTATATGGGGCTGATATAAGTTTTACAGTACCTGTTAAGCTGTGTTCCTTTAGTAAGTTGTTTGTGAAAAATGGAAAGTATTTGATATTTTAATTTTTACACTCATGGCAAAAAAGAATACTGATAATTATAAGGACCTTTATTATGAAGAGAGATTTAAAGGATTAACAACCCTTCTAAATGGTCACATGATTCATATAACAGATATTCTTGAAGCCATAGAAAAGCAGACAACTAAAACCAATGGAAGGGTTACAGAACTAGAGGCTTTTAAACAGAAAGCACAAACCATATTAGATACTAGAGAGTCGAATTGTCCTGTAGTTGAAAAAATGGATAAAAGAATAGATGGGATATTACTAGAAAAGTATGCTGACCTTAATTTCGTATTAAGACATCCTAAGTTATTTGTTGGGGCTATTGTTGTAATGGTTCTTTTATCTTTGGCCGCTGTGGTAGAAAATAACCCCTTTAAGGTTTTTACAAAAAAAGTTGTAAATACTGAGGCTATTAAGTAGTTGGTATAATATAAAATATACGATCTTTGTAGAGACTTAATATATCAAAGTTTAATCAAAATTATTTGTTATGAAAAAAATTAAATTGTTATTCACAGTTGCCATTACGATTATTATTATGGTAGCTTTTGCTCTTCCTGTAATGGCACAGGATGTCCCTGTACCTGATGATGTAATGGATGTAATTACAAACATTAATGTTTATTTCGGGTCTCTTCTTGGCGTATCTGTCCTAACGGCATTTATCGCAGCCCTGTTAACGGGAATATTAAAGGTTGAAAAGAAGTTTCTTAAGCAGTTAATTGCCTGGGTTGTGGCTATAATTTTGATCGTGGTCTCTGATTTACTTAATTATGGGTTTGCGGCAGACTTTTCAATATTGAAAGCGATTATTTATGGACTTGGGGCCGGGCTTGCTGCAAATGGTATTTTTGATATTCCTGTTATAAAAACCGTCCTTGATTACGTTGATGGGTGGTTTAAACCAAGTGAGTAATGTTTGCAGTAATAAGCCGAAATAATCAAGAGGGGCAGACTCCTGGCTGTTTTATAGTTTTCGACAAAGACAGGGTTGTTGTAAACGTAAAGAGCTTGGAACTGCCCTATCTTGATAATGAGCATAATATTAGTTGTATTCCTGCTGGAATTTATGATTGTGAAAAAATACAGCATAAAAAGTATGGAATATGTTTTTGGGTCAAAGACGTTCCGGGAAGAGAAGGAGTGCTTATACATATAGGTAATTATGCCTCGGGAAAGAAGAAAGATACAAGAGGCTGCATATTACCGGGACTGAGATTTATAGACCTAAATAAAGATGGTAATCTTGATGTGGCAAATAGTACAGATGCCATGAATCTTTTGCGGGCAGTACTCCCTGATAAATTTAAGCTCTATATCTTTGATAATTATGACACAGCTGCATAAGGTTATAAACTGGCTCGCCGTTGCGTTCATTGTGATAGTTCTGGCGGGGGTTTTTTATCTTGGATATAGAACGTATCCAATGGCTAACATCCTGCCAGAACCCTTGCATGACACTGTTTATATTTATGACACCCTCCCGCATGAAATTCCAGATAGTTTTCCTTATTATGTAGAGAAAATTGACTCTGTAAAATATATTGATAAAAAGGTCATCGACTCAATTATAAGAGCGAATAAGGTAGATACTACTGAAATACTTAGGAGGTATTATGCTGAATATACATATCAGAGGAGTTTCAATGACTCGCTTATCTCTGCCGTGCTTACAGATACTATTTCTCAAAATAGCTTAAAGGGCCACAGGTTTACTTATAAGCTCCTTCAACCACAATCGGTAATTACAAATAAAACTGAGTTATTAAATACTTCCCTTTATATTGGGGTAGGGACTTCAGTAAAACTCAATACTTTTAATCCAGAAATACTACTCACATATCCAAAAGGATATTTTGGGGTAGAATACAATTCAATAAATAACGGGTTTTATCTTAAAACAGGAGTAAGGATATGGAGTAAGAAGTAAATTCACCCAAAATCCAAATTAGCCCTTTTCCCGTTGTCATAAATATCAGGTTGAATAAATACACCTGAATCATATTTAAAGCCCTTAAATCACATTTTTAATTAAAATAACTGGCACGAAAAAAAATTCGTGAAGAATAAAAAATATTATACAATTTTGTTTCGTATAATAAAAAATGTTCTTAAGTTAGCATCATAATAATACGGTGAATACCATGAAAAACACAGGCAAAACAGAGCAAACAACAAGGAATTCAAGTACTTATATTAATAGGAACTGGCGCATAAAGGTATCAGGATTTACGGGGACAGAGAAGGTACATAAATTAATTGGTTATCATAAGTTGGTTGAAATACTTGGGGCAAGGATAGTTGATAGTATTATAGATACCGCAACAGATGGTGGGGCCGATAAGACTATATTTAAGTTTCGCAGAGGTTTAAAGGTAACATTATATAGTAAATAATATGATATCACAAAATTGCTTTCTAGGAGACTTTTATATTAATAGAGATAAGAAGAAGGATTTGGAGTACAGTCGGGATTGTGAAGGTAATATGGCTTTCTTTATTAATAGAGGTCACATAAAGGAGAATGGTAGGCTTGATGATAGGGCTATTGATCTTCATCCTGGCTGGCACTCCTCACAGGATTTTAGAACCTTCTTTCGTATAATAGATGAAGAGGGTAATCAGACGAATGCTTATGGTTATTTAGATATGTATAACGTAATAGAAATTGAATATGGAAAAGAATGTAATAGGTAAATTTGAATGTAAGTGCTGTATCTGTGGAGAGGATTTTAAAAAAGAGGCAGCAAAGACAGGGACTGTATGTCTCTGTGCTAATGAAGATCAATATCAAGAAATTTGTCCCGAATGTGATTTAAGACTTCAGGACAATATTGTAATAACAGAGAGGCCCGGGAGATATATTTTTTTATCACGAAGGTTATCGGAAGAGGTTAGGAGGATAATCAATTACGAGGGCCGTAAAATTCCTGATGTATGTGTTATGGATGATGGAGCTATAAATATCATACTTAATAGTATTGATTATGAACAGTTATGATCGACTTTGTGAATATGTTATTGAATCCGAAAAAGAGGATGAAGAGCATATTAAGACTACAGCCAAGTCAAGAAAGCAGAATCTTGTATTTATAAGACAGCTTTGTATTTTTCTAGGTAAAGAGATTTTGGGTATGTCGTATAAAGAGCTTGGTGAGAAGTTTGGAAAAGATCACGCAACGGCAATGCACGCTTATAAGGTAATAAAAAATTATCTCGGTATTGATAAAGTTAAGACCGAGAAGATATGTGAATATCTAGTTACCATACCACAGATAGTTAAGTTTGTGCCCTCTGAATTTAAAATCGGGGTAGTTATAAAATCAACAATTAAAAAATCCACTAAAAAGAAATTTCAGAACTATGTGGTTGATATAGAGATTGACCCAATTACCGCTAATCTTTTAAGTACAGATAAAAAAGCAGCAAGTATTATTTTCAAAAAGATAAGAAGATCATTAATTAACAAAAAAATGTAATGTTATGGAAAACTTAAATGAAGTTGTAACCAGAAAAATCGAGGCTAAGTTAGCCAAAGGAATGACGAACGTTCAGAACACAATGACCCGGTTAATTACTGAGGGGAAAATTTCAAGGGATTTTATTTTTGAAGTAGGAACCTCAAATAAGGGTACATCATCCCGTATCAATTTTTATCCTGAAGTAATAGGAGAGGGAAAAAGTAAGCTTGGGGCAGAATTCTTCATAAATGGAGGAGTTGAGAATTTTACAGTTAATCAGAATGCCATAAGACAGGTGGCTGACAAACTTGCAATTCCTCAGGCTTATTTACTTGCACTACTTGCAGGAAAGGAGTGGCAGCAGACACTTGCCTATAACATCCTGAATACTCATAACGGATGGACTGATAGAAATAAGGTGCTGGTCAGAGCTGTAGGAAATGAAGTGAGGGGCTTTCTGTCGGACTCATACAGGAGGTTGGATTCACAGCAGATTTTTAATACTCACATTGAAGAGATATTCAGAAATGGTGCTGTTCTCTCTGATGGATTCATGGATGAAACCCGGGTAATGGTGGAGTCATTACTACCAGCTCCTATTGAAATGGTTACGGAACACAACGGTGTAATAATGCTTGCCTTTGGCACAAGGCTTTCAACCTCAGATTATGGAGATGGAGCACTTGAACTCAGGAGTTTTTTAATGCAGGGGATTTGTCTCAATGGAATGGTCCGGGAGTCAATGCTGAAAACAGTTCATTTGGGAGCAAGGTTGCCTGAAAATCTTGCCTTATCTGAAAGGACATACAGGTTGGATTCTGAGACTCAGGCAAGTGCTGTAAAGGACCTTACCAAAAAGCTCTTTGATACAGAGATCATAAAGAACAGGATGTTGGAGGTAAAGGCTGCATCCGAGGTTGTTATCGACCCTGCAAAAGAGCTTAAGCTCCTTGCTGGAAAGCTTCTTAAGGGTGAACAGGAGGAGATAGGTAAAATCCTTATGAGGAACAACCCTGAGGATGGTGTACAGGGCGAATCTACGTTATGGAAACTTACGCAGGGTATAACAGCCTATGCAAACAGAGATACCGTAACAGAGAGGCGCAGAATGGAGTTGCAGGAGGTTGCCGGTGATATCTTCAATCAGGTAAGGAGTAAATAAATATTAACCAGCCCCCGGGGCATTTAGGGGCATCCGGGGGCAAACTTTTATAAAAATGGAACAGAGCGAAGTTAAAAAAATAAAGGTCGTTTACGCCGGAAAGGTATTAAGCGGTAACTCAGTTGGATATGCCTATAGAAAGCTAAATAACTCAGGGGAGATAACCGAGGATTATCTATTGTTCGGTAGTAAGCTTCATAAATACGGAGCTATCGGTATTCAGTTAACCCTAGAGAATCCTTCGGGTAGCTCGTACCGAATAGAGAAGGGATGTGAGCCCGTACTTCATACAGATATTACTACTATTAGAAGGTTGAGAGCAGAGAGTGAGGCCATTGAAACTCTTATGAAGGCAAAAAAGAAACTCTCTGAGGGGTATGCCTTCGACCTCACTACGCTAAAAGACCTTAGGGTTACATATAAGGGTATGAATTATACAGGCCGTCAGGCGTTAATTGCAAACATTCTTGAGTATTTAACCAGATAAAAAAGACTAAGATGAAGAAACTATTTATTGTAAACAGAGGTATAATAGAGCCTGAGGCCCTTACTCTTTTGGGTGCATCTACAAAGAGGAATAATAAGTCCCTGATAGGGCAGTTTGGGAGCGGTAATAAATACGCTTTGGCATTTTTACTCCGCAGTGGTTACTACGTGAGAATATTTGCCGGGGAAAACGAAATAAAGCTTGGAGTAACTACTAAGATGTTTCGGGAGCAGTCGTTTGATATTCTTACAGTAAACAACATAGAAACCTCCATAACCCTTGATTTTGGGTATAAATGGACCCTTTGGGATGCAATAAGAGAGTTATACAGTAATGCTCTTGATGAGGGTAAGATTGCTTTTGGAATTGCTGAAAATATTGATGATCTTTTAGAGCCATTAAAAGATGAAGATCAAATGAGCTCTGAAAGACAGTCGTATGAAATGGGGGAATATACCTCAATAGAAATAGCTGTAAACCCCTACATAGAGGATTTATTTTTTAATATACGTGATTATCTTGCCCTTGATAATGAGGTATTATTCGAATGCCCTGAGGGTAAAGTATATAGAAAACATGGTCCCAAAGCCTGTATTTATTACCGGGGGATTCGTTGTTATGAGACGGACAAGGAGTCAATATTTGATTACGATCTTCAGAATATAGAATTGGGAGAGAATCGACAAATAAAATATGGTTGGTCACTTCCCGAGAAAATGTGGGCCATAATATTCAAGTGTGATAATCCGGTAATAATCAGAACACTGCTTAACTCTATACAGGATAAAAAGTATCTGGAAAATGCAATTGAGGGTGATTTTGTATCTGTTCCGGTAATTCAGGATAAGGCAATATGGCATGAGTGCATAGAAAACAATTCAATAGTACCGAGGGAATTGGGCGGTTATGTTAAGGATGAGGACAGGGCTGCAACCTTATTTCTTCCCGGGAAGTTATACAATGCACTTGTGAGTTGTATAGGAGATAGTGTAAAAAATACCTCCTTTATGGTTACAGATAGCGGGGTTATTTATAAAACCTATCAGCCCAATCAGGATGAATCTAATGTTCTCAACAGTGCATTTCATTTCTTTACTTCCGCCAATTACTCAGAGCCTATTTGTAAACAGATTATCACAGTTACTTTTGACGATAAGAGTATTTTAGGCTCTGTAACTCCTGACGGTGAAATTCTTGTCTCGGATAAGGCTATAGAGAACGGTGTACAAACGGTAGTCTCAACAATTATAGAGGAGTATATACATATAACTTCTCAGGCAGCAGACAGGACAAGAGCGTTCCAGAACGCAGCTATTAATGAGTTTATTAACTACATGAAGTCAGTAACGAAAATAGTCTTATAATGAAAAAGAGTTATTTATTAGCTCCTATAGTTACCATGTTGGAAACTCAGGGCATAGAGGTATATACAAACGATAAAAGGAAAGAACCGGAATGGCTCTATTTCACTAAAAATAATCGTATTGGATATATCCAGATAAGCCTATTTCATGGCTTAGAAATTACCACTGTTCACAAACCTAACTTCAGGACGGGAACGGGAGTATTAATTTACAGGGGCAGTAATCCCCCATTAGATATATTTTATAAGGCTATGTTGGGGGATTGCTGGCTTGAGAACCCGGGAGAATATTACAAATCTTGGGAAAATTTTTTAGTATTAAAGAAGGTGAGTGGAGAAGAGCTGGAAAGGGTAATAATACAGGATGATTAATATATTGGTGTTCAAAAAAAAGAATATATTATGTTACATGCAAGGTTCTTTTGGATTAACTTTGGGGAAAAATAAACAGTATGATACAGCTACAAATTAAAGAGGCAATCAAGTTCTATAATGAGAACCGAAAAGAGGGAGAGCCAGAGATGACTACGGCAGCCCTTGCACAGAAAGTTTTAAGAGACACGAAGTCATCTGAGAAGAGCAGAGCAGTATTGTTTTACCAAATTGTTAACGGAAGGAGGAAGTTTATAGACCTTAATTGGCTTAAGATTATAGCTGAGGAAACTGGGTTTCCTGAGGAAAAACTCATTAAATATCAATAATAAAAACATTAATTATGTCAGTAGAAAATAGGCTCCCCGAATTAAGGAGCAGAATAAATGAAAAGGCTTTACAGAAAGCCTCAGAGCTTGAAAAACAACAGGAGTTTTGGGCTCGGCTCCAAAGATTTATGGAGCTTACCAATTCAGAGGTTGAGGCATCAAAATTACAGCCTCACCCAATAGTAAAAGAATCAAAGTATCTTCCTATCTCATTTATGGAGATGTCCCTTGACGAACTCTTTTACGGCCACTGGGATACGGTAAACTTTCATTGGCAGGTTATAGCGAATGAAATAGCCGCCTCAATAGAACTTAAAGTTCTCCATCCCCTTAGTCAGATGTGGATAACCAGAACCGGGGCAGCCGCTATACAGGTAATGTGTGACGCTATACCTGAAGAAGAGAAAAAAAGAATGTCACGGCAAGAAACAAATGCCTGGGCAATAAATTTGGAAAATAAGAAGCCGGGGGCGTTAACTAATGGAGGTTTTGCAAAACTTAAGGCAGAGTGTTTCAAAAATGCCTGTATAAGTTTGGGTAAATATCTCGGGAGAGACGTAAACAGAGAGCATACAGCCGATGAATATTTAGGGACTATTAAAGACCCTGATGAACGTAAATCAGAGCTGAGAGCGCAGATAAGCGAAGGACTACTTTATTGCCAGGATGACGAACTTATCCAAAAAATTACTCAGGAGATTGTTGATGCCGAGGATAAGGGGGAGAATACTATAGAGTTTTATAAGGCAATGCTCTTAAAGGTCCCGGGTCATGGAGATAACTAAGGAATTTTTGGAAAATAGACCTTTAAGTTATTCAAGACTTAAGGAGTTTAGAAGGTCCCCAAAACACTATATGCTTTCTTTTGAAAAAGTTAAGGTAACTTCTGAGCCTCAGATTATTGGTAGTGCTGTTGATGTATTGCTTATCTCAGGAGAGGATGAGTTTGATAAGAATTTTATGATTTACTCTTCTTTTGAGAAGAGAACTAAGGAGGCAAAAGCTGAATGGGCTGCATTATTGGAAAAAGCCAGAAGTTTAAACAAAACGCTTATTGATAAGGAAAGCGTTGAGATAGCTCAAAAGTGTGTAACCTCTATTCGTGAAAATGAACCGGCTCAACCCTTCTTAAATATGAGAAGGAGACACCAAAAACTTTTATGGAAAGATAAGTACACCGGCCTTCCTTGTGTCGGATATACTGATTGGGATTGCATCGTAAATGACCAGTTATTCATAGTGGACCTAAAAACCTCAAACTCTGCCGACCCTGAGGACTTTACAAAAGCTGTTTGGAAATATCAATACTACATTCAGGTAGGCTCATATCTTGAAGGGTATAAAAATATGTTTTACCAATTCCCGTATTTTCTATTCTTAACGGTGGAAACTGTAGAGCCGTATAATGTTTCTCTTAATTTCGTAGAGGGAAAGTATGCGGAATTCTGCCGGGAAGAGTTCTTGGGTACACTAAAAGCCTTTAAACAGTGTCTTGATAAAAATTTATGGCATCAGGGCTATGAATTCAGATTATTGGAGCTTGCACCGTACTTCCCATTGAGGAAGCCCGGATATGGAAGTAAGATGTATGGGTTCCCGGAAGATTAACCGGGGACCTTTCATTTAATAATTAAAGTTATGGAAAGTAATAATTTTACAGATATGAAGGACCCGGCAGTATTATTATACACGGCTGATTTTATAATTGGTTGTACTCCTATGAATTGGGAAGAAAGAGGGAAATATATTTTTCTTCTCTGTTACCAACAACAAATTGGTCACATGGATTTGTCAACAATGGAAGGGATTGTAGGCATACCAATACCTGAAAAGGTAATGAAAAAATTCAAAAAGGATGAAAATGGTCTATATTTTAATGAGAGAATGGATGAAGAAATAACAAGGAGGACGAAGCATAAAGAAAAACAGTCACAAAATTCACTGAAAAGATGGGGTGAAAATTCCACTTTATTCCCAAGTGATATCCCAAGTGATATCCCAAATTCATCCCAAAGTGATACCAAAAATATCCCTTTAGAAAATGAAGATGAAAATGAAATTAAAAATAGTATTAAAAAGGGTACTCGAAAGAAAAAGGAGTTTATACCACCTACGGAGAGTGAAGTAAAAGAATACTTTAAACAGAATGGGTATAAAGAGACTGTAGGTTTAAAAGCGTGGAAGTATTATACAGCTATGGATTGGCACGATTCGGAAGGGAAAAAAATACAGAGCTGGAAAGGGAAAATGATTGCTGTGTGGTTTAAAGAGGAAAATGAAGACCATGAAGTAAGGAGGGGCGTTGTTGATCTTGGTAAATTAAACCATGAAAGGAGTACATACGATGGAAAATAAAAAAAAGTCTGCTGTATTTATTCCTGAAGTTGGAAAAATACCGCCACAGGCTCCTGAAGCTGAAGAGGCTTTACTTGGAATAATACTCTTGGATTTTAATGTTATAGATGATGTCTGTGATATTTTAAAACCTGAAATGTTTTATAGACCTGCACATCAGTTAATTTTTAACTCAATAATAGAGTTGTACAGGAAAGAAAAGTATGCGGACCTCTTAACTGTAATGCACTATTTAAAAGATAAAAATGAACTTGAAGATATAGGGGGAGCTGTTTATCTTACCGAGTTAACAGAGAAGGTTGTATCGAGTCACATGGCTGTAGAATATAGTTTGATTATAAAAGATAAATATATTCAAAGGGATGTGATAAGAATTTGCACCATTCTTTCTGGTATGGCTTATGATGGTCTTATTGATACAAAGGACTTATTGGAGGCAGCAGAAAGGGAGCTTTATTCATTGGGAGAGGTAAATATTTTACGTGGGGCAATAAGCTTGGGAGATGTATTAAACAATGTGGTTTCTGAGATTCAAAAAAGAGAGCTTATAAAAGCAGAGCTTATTGGAATTCCCTCAGGAATTATGACCCTAGACCGTGTTACCTTAGGTTGGCAGCCGGGGGATTTAGTTATAATTGCTGCCAGACCTTCAATGGGGAAAAGTGCTATTGCTATTCAGATGGCTAAATTTGCGGCACAAACAAAAACCCCAACACTTATGTTTTCGTTGGAGATGACAGATACGCAACTAGGGGAAAGGATATTAAGCGGAGAAACTGGTATTGACTCGTATGATCTTAAGAGAGGTAAAAATATTAATTGGCAGGTACTTGAAAAAAGCCTAACTGAAAATATAGACATACCTCTTTGGATAGACCCTGAACCAAGTATGAACATATTTGAATTTCGTTCCCGGGTAAGAAAAGAAAAGAAAAAGCATGGAATTGAGCTTGTATTCTGTGATTATCTTAATCTATTTACAGGTGATGAAACTAAGGAAAATATGTCAGAAAAGTTTGGTTCAATTTCAAAGATGTTTAAAAGAGTTGCAAAGGAATTGGGGATAACTGTTATTGCCCTGGCACAGCTAAATAGAAATGTAGAGGGGAGAAAAGATGGTTTCCCAAAGCTTTCAGATTTACGTAATTCTGGTGAAATTGAACAGGATGCTGATATTGTAATATTTCCGACTAGATATAAAGCATTGGGAATGCTAGAAGATACTACAGGGAGGAACTTAACTAATTTAGCTCGCTTTGATATAGCTAAAAATAGGAATGGCAGAACTGATATTATTGAGGTTAATGTATCATTAGATTGTGTTAAGTGGACTGATATAGAGGTTACTCAGTTTGATTCTATGCTTGAAACAGATATGGATAACAGAACCAGATATATTGATTTTAATGAACCAAGTAGTTCAGCCCCTTGGTTGGAATAAAAAAGTAGTTATGATAAAGTTTGATAAATATATAGGGATAGATGCCGGGGCCAATGGAGCCATAGCATATATATCAGAAGGAGGCATTGTGAAAACTGTATCAATGCCTGAGTCTGTAGAAGCTCTTTATGAGTATTTAAAGTATCTGAAAGAGACTTCAAAGAATCCTATTTGTTGCCTTGAAAAGGTAAATGTATGGAGACAGGATGCAAACATGGGTAAGACCTTTGGAATTGAAAAGCTTAAAAAGAGTTATAATGAAATTTCAATGGCATTGAAACTTGTTAAGATTCCTTTTATTCCGGTTCCTCCTGTAACATGGCAGTCTTATCTACACTTAGCTATAAGGGGAGAGGATTATACGGAAAGAAAGAGAAGGTTTAAAACCGTAGCTCAATCAAAATATCCTCAGATTAAGGTAACACTAACAAATGCAGATGCTCTTCTTTTAATGACTTTTATAGCACTAAAGAACCAACGGGAGCCTGATTGGATTGAAAGAAAATTGCCAGGCTCTATTATAAAAACGATAGAATTTTAAACTAAAACTAAGTAAAATGAAAACTTTAGAAGTTATTACAGAATTCGTAAGGAGCAATGAAGCTCTGTGTGTCTTACTAGTAGAAGTGGCTTTTATAGCTATATGTGCTTTAAGTGCTGTTGTGAATAAATCACAAAGAATAAAGGGATAACAGTATGAGTAATTCAAATATGTATGAATGGGTAGACAGAACATGGAACCCCCTTGCAGGGGAGTGTCCGCATAAGTGTTCTTATTGTTCTACTCATAAGCTCTCTAAGAGATGGGAAGCTGTAAGAAAAAAATATTCTGGCTCTATACGTATTGATTTTAATCAGATACAGGATAAACTTGGTAATAGTAAAACTGTATTTGTCGTGGGTCAAAACGATTTGTTTGCCAGTGATGTGCCGGCTCATTATATTTATACCATATTAAATATGTGTAAATACTGGAATAATAATTCATATTTATTTCAGTCTAAAAATCCGCAGAGATTTATTGATTTTCTTCATGAATTTCCTATTAATACAGTACTCTGCACTACCATAGAAACAAACAGGGAGTATCCTGAAATAATGGGTACGGCCCCCGTAACTATTCAGCGTGCTTTTTCTATGAGTCAGATTTATAATATCAAAAAGTTTGTAACTATTGAACCAATTTTGGATTTTGATTTTGGTGAGATGGTAGAACTGATAAGGATGTGCGAACCTGAGGTTGTAAATATAGGTGCAGACTCAGGACATAATAACCTCCCGGAACCCTCAAAAGAAAAGGTTTTAAAGCTTATAGCAGAATTAAACCAGTTTACGAATGTAATTCAGAAGAATAATTTAAAAAGATTGATATTGTGAAACGAAAAGAAAAAAGGGAATTGCTTATACAATTCAAAAATAAAGTTAATAGTATTCATGTATTACAATTAACTGATAAAGACATTGACTCTTTTCTCTCCACCCTGCCGGAAGAGAAAGAAGAAAATATCATGTCGGTAATTGACGAAGTATCAGAACTTCACCCCTATAAAAAGCCAGGAGACAGACTGAGTTACTCTGAGTATAATGAAGGATGGACAGATGCTTGTGATGCGTTAAAAGATAGGCTTACCCCTCACACCAATAAGCCATGAAAGCAAGAGTAAAATTAAAAATAAAATGCCCAAAATGTGGAAATACAGATATATCCCTTCTTGAGATATGGGAGGGACACAGTATATCATGGCAGGTAACTGATGGATATATAAATACTGATGACGGTAATTTAGAACCGGGCAACCCATATAAAGTTAAGGGGTCTTGTATTTGTGGGCATGAATGGATTATCAGAAATGCTTCACAAATAGATGATATTATTGAATATATTAAAACGGATAAATAAGCCATGAAAGAAATAATAGATATTTTTAGAATGACCGAAATTGACCCAAGGATTCGTGCAAATATTATTATACTACTTGGAAATGCTATTAACTTTGAGCATGGAGCGAATATTACTGAAGCCTTAGTATATCAGTTGGTATTAGTACTTGATCCAGAAAATCATATACTTAAAGATGAATTTTATAAAAAGCAGTACGAAAAAGCTATTAAGCCATGAAAGAAGCAGATAAAAGAAAGGCAGCAGAAGAGATACTGCGCAAACACATACCCCCTCCAAAAAACGAAGGGGAGAAAAACGATGATATAAATATTATTAATGCTATGATTGAATACTCCCAGCGGCTCAATGAGGTGAGCGAAGAGGAGATGGCAAGGGCGTGTCCACAAGAATATACACCACGATTAGCGGCATGGATGCAGGGAGCAAGATGGATGCGTGACCGTCTCCAACCTGTCGGAAAAACCGACCAGTTGAAAGGCTGCCCATTTGACGAAGAGAAAACAAAGGGATAACGTTGAGTATTTGCGCCTGTTGGCGATTATTAAACACGAATTTTAAACGTAAAAACGAAAATATGAAAACAGAAAATGTATCCAGCGAGCCAGTGCCCGCCAATGGCGTAAATACTGTGTT